AAAAAAAAGAATAAAAAAAGAAAGGCGATCATTGAAAAATGATCGCCTTTTCTTTTTCTACCTATTGGGTTCTGCCTCGTGAGTGCAGAACCTTCTCTACTTTATCTAGCCGGTCGGATGCGGCCTGCTTCTTTTTGTCCATACGTGCCATATGCGTTCTATTGGTCCGCACTACCTTCCTTGCCTCTTTGACCACCTCTCGGGCGATGGTTCTCTCCTCCTCTGCGTCTGGAGTGCGTGTTCGATCCCCGTCAACAAGTCTCTGATACTCAATAGCAGCGTTTCTCATGACTAGGCTGTCATCCACCACTGCAACCGCCGCAAAGAACTTTGAGGTGAGCGCGTCGTAGGATTTCTTGGCCTTCTTTACTTCAATTGACGCACGACCGTTGTGGTATGCATTTACTGCGTTCGCGGAGGACCGTGATCGCCATGTTGTGTTGCAGGTCTGGCACTCAACTACTTTAGCGGTTGTCCAACGACCGCCTCCATCGAGATCAATGACCTTTACCAGGAGTTGGGATGTCCGTGCAGCACAGTAGGGGCATTGAGGGTAGCGGTCTCGGCGGACTTCTTTGCCCTCAGAGGATACAGAGAGGGTCCGACGAATCTCATTTTCATCTCGGCCACCCCACGTCCCCCAAATTGTCTCAGATTCTAGTGCCCACACAACACAGTCTTTTCGCACGTCACAGGAGAAGCAGAGATTCTTTGTGATATTTCGATCCTCTGCCGTTGTAGAGAAGAACGAGTCTTTTAGGTGTAGATTTTCAGGCTTGGCGCAGGCGGCATCCTTTTGCCAATCAAGCTGTCCATTTAATATTGCCAATTACCGTCTCCATATTGTTGTATAAAAGTATTGACTTTTATCGTAGTGTGTCGTATCATGCAGTCTAATCTTAACACAGTAACAATAAAAAATCTCATGTGTGGAGTTTTTGGGCGCACAAAATAGCCTAATCTCATTGAAATTAGGCTATATGTGTGCTATAAGCTAGCGAATCAGCTTTTCAAGCATTGTGATTGGGTGATGCACTCCATCCTGATACGGTAGACGTTCGTCTGTGGACCGAAAAATTACGTCCCCAGATCGGATAGCGAGTACTCGCCCTCTACGCCCATTGTGGGTCCGACCCGCCTCGCCGTCATACGCACTGTGATATACACGGACAATGTCACCAACTTGTAGCCGGAACCCTCCCCTAGCTGCAACCCAAGTTTCATCCTTAGGCTCTACTAACGCACGATCTTTGGCAAGTTCCGAGAACACATGAAGAGCGTCGTCCCGGGCCTGGAAGTTTGGGAAGTCTGTGTCCTCCCACACTTTGAGGAGCGCCAGCACTGTGTCTCCAGTGCCTTGTCGCACCTTAGATGCTGCAAACTGGGCTTTAACCCAGTCGTAATCAATTTTTGTCATATCATCTTCCTACGAGATGTGGATAATAAAAAAGCGGACCAGACCGAAGCCCAGTCCGCTTTTTATTTAGGAGACCCTAGATAGTAGGGAATGGGGGTGCAGGAGGAGCGCCATAAGCGTTCGCCTGCGGCTGCTGCTGCCCAGCGGCTCCCCAAGGGGTCTGAGGCTGCGCCTGAGGCTGCTGCTGAGGTGCCTGAGGCTCTACCTGACCGGGGAAGGCCGGAACCTGCGGGTCAGCGTATTGCGGTGCCTGAGGCTGCTGCTGAGGTGCCTGAGGCTGCTGCTGAGGTGCCTGAGGCTGCTGCTGCTGCTGCTGCGGCACTGGAGGCTGCTGAGGGCCACCTACTGCGGGGGCACCCAAGCCTCCACCACCGTTGACAGGAGCCAAGTACTCCATGATGGCGTTGCCATCCTTGCCGGTGTTGGTGTTCTTCTTCTGCCCAACTCCGCCTTGGAACTCTGCGCCCATGACCGCAATAGCAATTGCGTCCTCGGTGGGGTCGCTAGCAAAGTACTCTGCCCCCAGACCGAGAGCCTTCATCTTGCGAAAGAAGAACCCAAGGGCTGCCCCATTGTCAGGTGAGACAACAATGTTATCCCACAACTTGCGGTTGGCGTGTGGCCCATTCTGAACCACTGCTGTGATAGTGAACATGACCTTGTCGGTCGAGGTCATCTTGTGTGTGCAGTTCTCTACTTTAAGGTTGTAAACTCCATCAGGAAGCGGCTCAAAAGCCGATCCTGCGGTGCTAGCGTCCTTTATGAGGTCTGCCCAGTTGAATTCTGCCATGTTATCTTTGTCTCCTATGTGTCTACTGAGGGTTCTCAGCGGTTGGGTATGGGCGCGGTCCGTAGACTGCGTCCAACATTTTTTCGATGTTCAGATTATCTTGTTCGATAACCGTTCCAAGTCGGCCTCCTACGCGCTCTTTAGCTTCGTAGAGTTCCGTACCTTCGATGTACATGCGACGCGCCTTAAAGGGTGGCTGCGTCGGGTCAGGATGCTGGAACTGCTCTACAACTACGGCTCCGGTGATATCATAAAGATATGGAGCAATTGTTGCTAGCTGGCCCTGCAAATATGGGTGATACTTGTTGTCAGTCTTGTCCATGCGGTGCATGGCAGTCAAGACAATGGCCTCAAGAGGGGCGGTTGGGTGCGTTGTGAGGTCACGCATATTACGCATGAAGTTACCGAGCTTTCTCAGTACTTCACCCCACTGTTGCATCTTAACCTGTTCGTTACCTGCGAGCTTATCAAACAGCTTCACCTGCAACTCCGAGATGGAGTCGATGATCAGTGATTTGAACCCGTGCTGTCCTGAGCGTAACCACTCGTAGGCTTTGAGCACAGTGTCATAGTCGTTGACATTCACAACACAGGTGTCCCACGTTCCGTCTGGAATAGGTGGTACCTCTGTGTAAGGGTCCCAGTATCGAATAACGCCGGGGAGAAAGCGGTGTCCGCCCTCCACATCAAGCATTAGCCGAGGCCCAGGAGCCGTTGCAGCTAGAGTAGACTTTCCCGCTCCCGACGCACCATACACAAGCATGGTGATGGATCGTAGCACAGCCACTACTCACTTCCTTTCTTATCTTCTGAGTAACGAGCGTTGGGGTCCCCAACCTCGAAGAAGTCATTAATAGCGTCTTCTACAGCACTACCGTCATCTACCATTGGGCAGATTGTGAAGTATTCACACTTCCAGCGGCAATCTGCACTAGCACGCTTATATGCTACCACACGATGATCCGCTCCAGCCTCTAAAGCCTCTTTTACGCCCATTAAATCTCGAACTGCTCCATTTAGCTGTGCCCAGAAAGATTTGAGCGCCATAGTGTTGTGCTCAATTTCAATCTGATCATAGAATGGGGGCTTGGCTGTGGCCGAGCGCTTAACTTTCTTGAGCATTGTAAACAGGGCTCCAGAGCTTCGGTCCTCTTCCGTGTTGTGGTAGGATTCCAAAATCATGTACGTTAAGACCTGCTCATTAAGATGCAGCGTACTGGTAAACTGCTCGAAGCTTTGGCCGACAGTTTTGAAGTCTCGAATGAGACGCACACCATCTGCCTTCCGTCGAACACGCATGTCCAGCTTGCCTTGCAGCTCCACTTGCCCCTCAAGGAGTGGCATCACTAAAGTCTCTTCGTTGGAGATGATATCATATTCGGCATCGATTCCTTCGTCAGCAATCCACTCTAGGTATCCTTCGAGCATAATCCGCCCAAGTTCTCCTTCTTTGTCCACGTTCTCGGGATCAATTCCGGCAGTAAGTGCCGTGACCCGATCAATGGCCAGGAAGTGCATATAGGACTCTAGCAGGTCAGTACCATTTTCATAGTACTGCTCAAGTGCGTTGTGCACCCGAGAGCCGAGAGCCAGCGGCCCTGAGACTTTAGGCTTTTTGCTTTTGAGTCGGCGGAAGTAATTGAACCACCATTTTCTACGGCAATCCTTGTATCTTGAACACCTGAATCTCACTGTTGGAGACTCTATATGGCTGTTGACCATTGGTTATAGTGTTCATTTGGCATCACCTGCCTTTCTTTTGTTAACAGCAGTCACTTTTTTTGATCCTGCTTCTTGCTTTAGCATTGCTTTCAATTGTTCTTTGTCCTGTACAACTTCTTCGAAGCTCTCGCCCTTTTCGTCTAGGACTTCTTGGACGCGAGCCTGTACTGTGTCTGAGACTACATAGTCCGTGATGATAATACTGTCATGGATTTCTGAGCCAATTCGATGTACACGGTCGTTGGCCTGAGTGTCGTCTACCAATGACCAAGGTCGTTGGATTCTGAGCAATCTACGGGCAGCGGTGAGGGTTACACCAACACCACCAGCTTGAACGGTGAATAGAATTACTTTCGTCCGTTCTGCTTGAAAACTGTCGATGTGGGCCTGACGCATGTCAGGTGTAATATCTCCAGTAATCATTCCATGCTCGATGTTTGCTTTGTTCAGTCTAGCACTAAGCAGGTTCAAAAGTTGGCTGGAGACAGAAGAAATTGCAATTGAATCGTCTCCGAAGTCTCCAGACTGTAGATCAGTCATAACTGCATCGAGTGTGGCCGAGGGCTCGCTGAGGCGTACTTTGGGTTCGCCTGTAGCAGGGTCCTCTACAAGCTCCGCCGATGCCGAAGCAAACTGAATCAGCCGAGTTGTTTTTGTCAGCGAGCTAGAGGCGACAATAAATTCTCCGCCGTCTAGTTCTGCAATAAAGTTGTCCCGCATCTGGTTGTAAGCCTTCTTTTGCTTAGCCCCCATTTCAACGGTGCGAATTTCTGTGACGACCTCAGGCAGCCACGGCAGAACGATAGCCTTGAGCATACGACGAATCCGAGGATTCACTGTGGCAAAGAATTCCTCTTGCATCTCGGGGCGCACGCCTATAATATGAATACCGCCGTACTGATTCTCCATGGAGTTTACCATACGGTCCATCCATCGGCTCTTTGTTGGCCACTCTAGAGGGGCTAGCCAGTGGAGAATACTCCAGAGGTCTAGAACGTTATTCGCCAGAGGAGTCCCAGTCAGTGCAAAGCGATACTCTGCGTCTCCTGTAGCGCCCCACAGCGCCCGAGTCTGCTTCGACTTGGGGTCCTTGGATCGGTGAATCTCGTCAGCAATTACGGTGCTGAACTCAATCTGGTTAAGTTCTCCCGGGTGGACTTCGCACCGAGCCGGACTAATGTTTTCGTCAGTTCCGCCGTGCTCGACACAGCGGACAAATGCGATCCCACCATAAAAACCCAGCCGTGTGTGAGAGCGCAGTGACTCCCAGTTAATGATTACTACCTGAGGAGCCTCTTCACCGGGCAGAGGATTGAGAACAGCCTCAAACTGCTTTCTCCTCTGGGTAGAGGTGCCATTAATTACAAGAACTCGTGTGTCTGGGGACCACTTTTCAAACTCTCGCTTCCAGTTAGTTTTGAGCGTGTTTGGACACACAACCAGTGCTGGGTACGGGTTGCCGCCGCTCCGGGCAACCTCATCCATGGCCCTAATAGCTTGAGCACTCTTGCCCAACCCGGGCTGATCCGCCAGAAGTGCCTGTCGCGCTGTGGTGAGAAACTTGACTCCGGCCCTTTGGTGAGGGTATAGGTCATCGTCACCCTCCGCAAGGTCAGTGAGCGTGCGGTACTCGTACGAAGGCACAATTCTATTCTGGTGCTCATTATCAGACCACGCCTGCAACTCGGGACCCACTTCAATAGAGGCCCCGAAGGTGTTGCTAAGTGCTAGGCATGCCGACCATGAAACAGGCAGGTGCCATACGTTGTTTTTTCTGTCGAACCTAGTCCCCGGAATTGAGGTAATCAAATCTTTGAATCTAAGCTCAGACTTGATGTTGATACGAGTCTTGTCGTCAACGTCTATCTCTACTTTTACTGGCATTTCGTCCTTATCGTCTTAGACAATTCTATCACGGTTTGGTGGTAAATGTGCCTCTTTGTGGGCCTATTTAAGAAGGTTTTTGGGAGGCCAGCCGGTCTTAACCAGATACAACAGACCGTGACGGATTGCGTCCATAGCGTGGCCTGCTCCGCCTTTGTGCCAGTACCCGAGCTTCTTTAACGCGGGGTTGGGAAAGACATTCATGGCATCCGAAGGGGCTTGAAGCGTGAGAGTGGATACCTCTCTGCCGTGGTCCCTGATAATCTGTTTAAGCACGCCAATCAACTCTAGGCTGTAGGGCGCTTGAGTTTTCTTTGCTGTTGCGGCATTGATAGTGAATCGCTCACATGCAATTTCTAGGTCTGGATGCTGCGCTAGCTCATATCGAATGAACTGTGCAAACTGATCCTCAGTAACTTCGGCGGACCACTCTAGGACCGGCTCTGCGCCCTTCTCGTATGAGAAGCAGCACAGGCCGGTCATAAGGCCGGGATCAACGGCCAGTACACGTCTAATCAAAGGGTAGTACCATCCCACTCTTTGCCTTTGTTTTCTTCGTGGTATGACCAACCCCATCGAGGGAATGGCCCCTCAGCGCCAGAAGTCAAAGGAACCTGCCAGCCCTCTCGGGTTGTCATGGCCTCCTGAATTTCTGGGAGCATGGACCGAGCCTCAGCAGCGGGGACAGACAGGACAATTTCGTCGTGCACAGGCACCACCATATAGTCTGTAAATCCTTGCATGTCAAGGTTGACCAAGTTCTGCTTGAAAATCTCAGCAGCCGAAGCCTGAATCTTGTAGTTTGTCAGGCTATAGATACGGTCAGAGTCCGCAGGAAGCCTGCGGCCTGTGTTAGTTAAAACATACGCCTGACCCTCAGTATCTAGTCGGAACTGTCCTTCACGCTCTACGGTTTTCTGGAATGTTTTCACTCCGGGGTAGGCATTATCAAACGCCTGAACTACACTGCGCATTTGACTTTCAGCTACTCCGGCAGTAATTGCCATCTTGTCTACCCCGGCTCCATACAGCTTACCGTAGACTACACCTTTGATGAGCTTCCTTCGGGAGTCAGGCTTCTGTAGGGTGTCGTCCTGATAGACCTGACGCATGATTGAGGTGAACACATCACCACCAGTTTCGTCCGCCTCAAGGAAGAGACGGATCAACGCCGGGTCACCGGAGAAGTTTGCCGTGAGGCGGAACTCCACCTGATCGAGGTCAGCAGTGACTAGAACCTCCCCCTCGTTGCGAGGGATAAACGCATCCCGAACTGTGGGGTCGTTTGAGGGTAGAGTTTGTAGGGCGGGATTGGTTATGGAGTTTCCAGTAAGGTAGGGTCCTGTAGACCATGCTGTAAATGTGCCTGTCTCAGTTGACACACACCAGACATCTTCGACGGAGTGTGTTTCGGTTGCAGTTCTCATTCCAAATATGGCTTTTTTGAATCGTACAGAATACCTATCTCCATTGGACCACTCACTCGGAGGAGCGGAGAACACAGTTGATGAATACCCTAAACGATACCCAGCAAGCATGAACACTTCACGAGTGTTGGCAGACTGGCTTGACACAATTTTATGGTTTGCAACGGCAGTAGACCCATCTGCAAGAAAGGAAGCAGACATGAATGATCTAAGCTCGTTTAAAGGCAGCTCAGAGACCCATTTTAGGAGGCTAGAACTCTCTTTCAAAGAGGTTTCAATGTGGAGACCTGCTTCTTCCAACCGTGGTCGCAACCACCGAGCTTTTATTCCAATTTCATGTATGATATTGGTACCAAGAGGTGTAGGCCTAGAGGTGTCATACATCACTGACTCTTCTGGTATTGAACCTAGAATTTCTTTGTAAAATTTAGTCTCTGTCTGGTATAGAATTGATTTTAATCCAAATCCATACCCCTCCTCAACGCACCTGCCGTCTGTAATCAACCAGCCGATAAGTGCTGCGAATTTCTCTCCCTCTGTCACAGCAGAAATTGTTTTAGAAGAGAAATCAAAAGTCGCAGGTGGAGCCAGGTTCAGCACATGTCTTGTCCCTGCCTTGGTAGGCTCTAGGTGACGTTTATTTCTTGATTCGTAGTTCCACACCCACCTGTGTTCGGGGGTAGAGGCAAGAGTGTCTGACCAAGCTATTACAGGTTGATCTTCATACTTGTAGATATTCTTGATAGGCACCCAGTTGCCGTCTTTATCAATAGTTTTGTCTCCAACTACGACATCGTCAACTGAAAGAATGCCTCTGTCTGTGACTATTCTATGGGTAGTTGGGATGCACATACGCGAGGTGCGTGCCGCCATAATATTAATTGAGGGATGTAAAATTCCGTCAATAGCATCTTCTGTGAAGTTCTGGAAGTAGCTGGAGGCCAGCTTGTCGGCTTTGCGTTGAGATAGAACAGTAGAGGCAAGGTTACGAACCTCAGTCGAGCCGTCCCGAGCGAGAAGCGCTAGCTGCTCTTTGTCAATGGAGGGGTTGCCTGTAGGCGTAAACTTACTAATCTCCGCGCCCATCTTAATGAACAGACGACCCAACTGGATCGGACTTGTGATAGAGACTTCGTAGGTATCCTTACCCCACTTCTTAACTGTCTCTGTGTACGCCACGAGGCTTTCATACTTGTTCTCACAGTACTCAAGGTCCACCCGAGCACCATTCAGCTCCATAGTCGTTGCAATCCGGCGCACAGCCATTTCTAGCTCGTATGGCTCGCTGTAGGTGGCTCCCGGCTTGACCATAGGGTAGAAGTGGTCTAGGAACAGCCGGGTGGTAATTACGGGGTCCAGAGCGCCATACTGCCAGTATGGAGGGTAGTCGATGGGGACGGTGCCCCAGGTCCACCCGTGCTCCTTCTTGCCGTCATCGAGAACGCCTTGCAGGTGGGCAGCCATAGGGTCAATTAGACGTGCAGTGAGCATTTTCAGCGCCGCACTCTCGTTGGGCATAATGATCTGCGCCATAAGCATTGTGTCGTGCATTTGGTGCCAAGGGAACTTCCAGCGCGACTGTACGGAAAACCACTTAGCCTCGAAGGTAATGTTGTGGCAGATAATGGGGCCAGTGTGAAGGGCCATGGCTTGATAGAACAGGCCGGACCATTCGGCCCAAGGCAGGGTCCACCCTGAGTGGGAGTCTCCAACTTGTACAGTTCTAATCTGACCGTGCCATGGGGAGAGTGCGTCTTTTGGATTCTTGCCGGGACGTTCGCCCGTCTCAATATCCACACCAATTGCATTGTGAGGGCGCTTTTCGCCCATCCACCGCAAAAAATCAATTCCGTCTTCTAGTGTTTCCACTAGGTGCAGGCTCGGTGAGCCCAACCCGCTGCGTTCCACAGGGACCTCCGTAAGTAGTTGAGTTGCTACTCTACCTCGGATTTAGGTGTTTGTCAGTACGAACGGCAAAAAAGAACTAAATATCTTCATCGTCTTCGTTGTCGTCCTCATCCTCATCAAGCTCATACTCATCAACCCGACCGCTCATAAGAATCTCAGTCATCATCTGAGCAATGATCGTGGTTGCGTCTTTACGATC